GTGTCAAAGAAACCTTTAACGTTATTCGTCTGTGTATTTGAGTTAGTGATATTAACTACATCTGATCTTTGTGGTGAAGCAAATACAACTGCATCTTTTCTTTCTTCAGCAATTGTAATCAAGTTGTCAACGTGAGTTGCGCTACCTGAAGGACCAGCCATAATTAATCCAACGTCAACTGTTTCACTGTCTTGGAATTTCTCATAAGCAGTTTTTAGTTGTCCGTCAGTTACTGTTGATCCGTTGTTACCACCAGATAATGATTCTAAACTGTTAGTATTTACAGCAGTGAAAGTTGTTCCAGTCGCTGCGCTACCCCAGTTAGTACCAGTTGTTAAGTGATCCATCCAATAAATGTATTGTGATCTATTGTAGATTACATTCGGATAGTAGTTATCGTCTCCTTGTGGAGTTTTTGCATCTGACGCTTTGGACATATTAGAAAATGCTTCTAATACTCTTCCTGGTTCGCCAGAGATTACGCCGTCTTCGTCAACAACAACAACGTGAAGTTCATCGCCTGATCCGCTTCTTGCAGATGCATACGCTGAAGTTCCTGGAGCTCTGTCAACTGACTCGTAATACTTCCATCTTCTTTTGATTTTACTATTGTCAAGGATTATTCTTTTCAATCCACCAGCACCTCTAGGGTGTTGAACGATTGTTAAAGTTTCGCTTGAAATAGCTGTTATTCTATAAAAATCTCCGTCATCAAAGTCTTCAGTACTTGCTGATGTAGAAAACTGAATAATATCGCCAACACTAAAATCACTTCCTTCGTCAACTGCGATAGTAGTATTACCTACTGCGTTTGGTGTTGAAGTTGAAGCAACTAATGAAGTTGATATTGATTCGTAAGCTGTTGCACTTGGGCAAATAGATACTTGTAAACTATTTCCGTGTGTTCCAGCTGTTCTAGCAGCAAATGTACCTACTACTCCTTGACCTGTGGAGTAATTGTTTGTGTAGTCATCAGTATTTTTAATCAATGTACTTGATCCGCTTGATGAAGCGTTTGCTAATGACGTTGTTTGGGCTCGTACTACTCTCAAAGCATTACTATATTGCAAGAAGTTAGACGCTGTGAAAAAATACTCAAAGTTAGTTGAAGTAGGTTTTCCGAACGTATCTACTAATTCTTGTTCACTAGAGATTGAAACAATCTCATCAACAGGACCTTTACCAAATTGACCCGCAACTGCACCAATACTAGTTGATACTGCTGGGATTATATTAGTTAAGTCTCTTTCTTGTACGAGAACACCAGGTGATACTTGAAATGCCATTGGTATATTCTCCTCTTTAATTAGCTAATTTATTGTTAATTTCAAAATTCGTAAGTTTTCTTACGTCCATAGTCAAACTTTTTATCATTGTAGATATTTATAATAACCCAAAAGTAGAGATTATTGTCCCTTTCTTACGACAGGATACCACTTTGTTCCATATTCGTCTATTGTGTCTTCATCGGTGATTTCATCAATCCCATTATCTACAAATCCAAAAGGCGCCATATCTTGTTCCATCAATTTTTGCTGTTCTTCATACATCTGATTTCTAATATTTGAATCTGATAATTCTTTAAAATAAGGTTGATTAGATAACCAGCCAAATATAACTAGACACATAATCAAGTCATCATTACACCCCTCTTCTGCCTGCCATGAGTTACCTCTACGAGAAAAAGTGGACATTTCTTCAATTATGTTAAAGTCATTGATTAATAGTTTATCACCCTCCATAAGCGTCTTAAAATTCGCACAACCAACCTTTTTTATCTGTTTTGTCATTCTTATTCCTAATGACGTACCTCTACCTGAGAACATTGCTCCAAGTATTTGACCCGCCCTACCCTTTTGAGTAGTCATCAATATGTTAGGATATTCTAACTCATAGTGCATCGCCTCTGATATAGATTGACCTAAGTCATTGACTTCAACTAGTACATGTGCTTCATTATACGCCTTACAAGTTTGAGCCACTATGTTTGGAAATACAAATGGTTTGACTTCATTGTTTTTATAAGTCGCCACCACTTCATATAATATTTTACCATCTTTATTTTTAGTTACATCTAATATTATAAACGCAGAGTAATCTTTACCTGTACCTCTAGCTACGTCAACACACGCAACATACAATTTATCTTTGTCAGGTTTCTTAAACATTCTCAAGCCACCTTTTGATTGAAGTGGGTCTATGTAAACCGTATTCTTAATTTTTGCTGGTGAGATAAGAGTATCTACTGAACCTAAGAACTCACACTCAAACTCTTGTGAGAATTGTTCCTCACTAGTGTTTCTAATTGTCTTTTCTTTCCACGCTTGATCTCGGCCAGGGACTTCTGACCAATGTACTTCAATGGGAATATAATCATTGTTCTTATTAACAGCATCTGTCCATATCTTATAAAACTGATTCATACCATGAGGTGTAGATACTATAATTAATTTTGTTTTTGTACCTGAAGAAATTGTAGGATAAACTGAACTAAAAAATTGCTCAGATATATTTGCTGGTACGAAAGCAAACTCATCAAGGAATATAATATTATATGAACCTCCTCGAATAGCACTTGAAGATGTAGCAGCAGCAACTATGGTTGATTTGTTTTCTAATTCAATATTACCTTTGTTCCAATTGATTACACCTTGTTGCATCCACTTAGGTAAATTTTCATAAGCAAGTTGTAGTCTTCCTAATATATCTCTCGCAGTAGATGATTTGTTTGCTAGTATTGCTATGTTTGAATTAGGATTAAACAAAGCATAATGTAAAAGATAAGAAATAGTTGTAGTTGATTTACCTGACTGTCTAGGTAGTTTACAAATTGTAAATCTATTGTTATGTATTGTTTCTACAATCTTTTTTTGAAAGCCATACATCTTAAATGGCACAAGACCTTCATCAAGTGATACAATACGAACATAGTTTTCCATAAAGTATAATGGGTCTTTCATACACTTTTGATATTCTAAAATTTCATCTTCAGAATATTCTACTGCTGTATTAACCTTTTTTAAATTTGGGTTTCCTAAATATGCATTATCACTCATTAATTGTAAACCATCCTGTTACTATATATTTTGTTTTAGTATAACTAATTTGTCCTCTATGTGTATGTGTCCAAGGTGCTGGCCATATTAAAGTTAAACCTTTTTTCGCAGGCGTTGTAATATTTTGATACTTAAACTCTGTACCACCATCATCTACATCATTAAGATAAGTCATAAAAACTAAAAGTCTTTTAGATATTCCATCATCTTCAAAATGCCAAACCTTATATCCTTGACCAGGTTCATATTTTTGTAAATTAGTATGTTGTTCTAATTCATATACTGGTAGTCGCTGACTATCATCATATTTTAATGTATAGTTATTTAAAACTTCTTGTAAACTCATCACATAATTTCTAAACGATATGTGTGGATTAGATTTATCTAACGGCATTCTCATATCATTCACAATTTCTACATTGGAGTTTTTTTCAATTTTCTGTTCACTGTGTGCTAAATTTGTATTATCTTCATAGTATGTTATTAAATCGTCACAAATTTTTTCTGGTATATACCAGCCACCTATAAGACTTTCTTTTGGAAATTTATGCTCAATCATAGATAATAGCCTCTATATGTGTATAACCTAATTGAACAGCTCTAGTGACTCTTTGACCACCTTTTTGTACACTATATTTTTTTTCTATATAAGGTTTACCTAACGCACCCATTCTTGGAGTTTTACTAACCTTGTGTTTAAACACTTCAATTGGTTGCTCCATAATATTTGTTATCTTATCTACGCCTTGATTTAATGGTACATTATTTTTATAATAATGTGGATTATATGACAGATCACTTATCTTTAGTATCTGTTTTTTCGGGTGTAATATTTTTGCCTTCAAAGTTTTCATTTTCTTTTTTACGTTCTACATTGGTTTCAACAGATTTTTTGTTTAACATTTTTTGTAATTCTGCTGTTGATCCAACAAATAAAGCATTCTTAATGTTGGCGTTAGCTGTTTTAGGTAATTCTTTTAAGTCTTTTAATTTCTTTTGTAAGTCTTGTAGTTTATCTACAGTCTGTCCTACTTGTCCTATTAGTTGACCAGCAACTTCATAAGCTCTAGGGTGTTGACCTTCTCTCGCAATATCTAATATACCCTCAATCGCTTCTTGTCCTCTTTCAATTAAATTATAATAATTTTCTCTACTATACTTGTAATCATTATCAACATCAGCTTTCTTTTCATCTTCTTTTCTAGGAACAGCTGGTTTAAAATCTTGCTTGACTATTTCTTTACTAGGTTCTGGTTTATCAATACCTAATATCTCGTTTACCTTTTCTTCTAATTTACTCATAATACTATTTATTACACCACATTATAGTTAATTATACATCTAACATTGTGTTTAGGTTGAGCCGCTGTATGCCAATGTTTGCCGTTGAACATAACAACCCTACCTGATTTAGGTGTTACTCTTTTTAATTCTTCTAATTCTTCAAACTTTGGTGTCGTATGAATATCTACAAAGTTATTTTTGTATATTACAGTATCACCATCACTATCGTTCACATAGTATAAGATAACCAGATGATCCTTGTCAGCGTCTATGTGAGGCGCATCTAATCGTCTATCATTTAAATTTAAAGGTAATTGTAGAAATGAACGACCTTGTAAACAGTCTTTTCTTTTAAAGTTTATCTTATCACAAGCGGCATCTAATAACCTTATCATATCATTGTGATATTTGTAAACTATTTTATCTCTTATATAATAATATTGAAATCCAGGTCTTTGTTGTTTATTTTTTTGAGGATTAGTGACATCGGCAACATATGACCATCTAATTTTTTTAAATACTATGTCTTGGATTTCTTTTTGAGCTTTAGAGTCAATAATATTATCAAATATATAAATGTCATCAATCATAATATAATATATAGTAAGATTTTAGAAACTTACAATTACTACACCTTTACCGCCACCGCCACCAGCCCCACTAGGACCAGGACCTCTATCAGCACCACCACCGCCTCCACCTCTGTTAGCTACACCACCTCTAGCAGGGAAATTATCTTCATTTTGCGCACCACCTTGACCACCACCACCTTGACCAGCTTGACCAGCAGTTCCTGTTTGGTAATAAGCTCCACCACCACCACCAGCGTAATAAACTGAAGTTGTACCATCTGCAATACTATATGCTTTTCCAGCACCACCGTTACCACCATTTTGTCCACCATTATTACCTCCGGCACCTGCACCACCACCACCACCAGAAGCAGCTGAAGTACCACCATCTGATCCACCTGGGTTACCAAATCCATATGCACCAGAGTTACCTGGTTGAGTAGGTTGAGTTGCTGTTCCTCCAGCGGCAGGGGTACTAGTACCTGGTGCTCCTCCACCTCCACCAGAACCACCTGGTAGACCAGCTCTTGGATTACTTCCTGCGGCACC